GGGCTAGATTTCCCTCTAGTTAAGGGGGGGAGTTGCACCCCTCAGAACCATTGTGTGAAAATGGTCGAGACTAACTCGTCTCATCCGCATAGGTCAGATACTAAGTTTTTTATAATTATCTTAGTAATGACTGCGGACCGCAATATGAATCTTAATTAAAGTGTTATCCACGAACACTACGAATTATCGTATTCGCCACGTCTCATTTATAAGTTTGAGAAAAACTTTATTATTGTCGCACACCGATACAAGCTACTTTATTTATAGCTTAAACAAAAACATACAAACGTTTCTATAAAGTTAGCGTTAAAAGGATATGCGAGAAACCATAACATAGTTATGGGAGATTTCATATCTTCTTAACGTTAAATAAACAGAAAAATTTGTATATTTCACATAAAGTTGCGCCACATTTTAAAGTAATTAGCGCGCACTACTAATTATTTTCGCATAATCCGCGTCGTATGATCAGTACGATTAATCATTTTAAATTTTTGAGTAGTCGAAAGAGAAAGAAAAGTTTAAAAACTTTAAAAAGAAAGACTTAGAAACGACACTTTACCACTATTATTATTAAGGTGATTACCCAAAATAACCTTAATAAGCTATTCCTAATAGAACACAAGCGATTACATACAGCAACTTTAGATTTTTTCTTCGTTACTTCTTCTTTATTCACCTCGGCACGTTCCTCTTCATCATCTTCATCTACGGAATCTTCAAAAAAGTTTTTACTCACATCCACGCTTTCACCCTGAAAACGTCCGAAAGGAGCACGTTGCCAATGATGGACTGCTTCAATCACTTTCGGATCAATTGGATGCTTTCCGAAGTTGATTTGAACTTCATTTAAATCTTGTTTAAAGATTGCCGCGTCAGGATCGTAATGCCCTCCCGATGAATAAAAATATGCTGCGATTGCGAAACCTAAAGATACACTCACTATCACGCACATGATAACATAGTCAGTACTGTAACCTTTAACCATGCGCACATTCTCCTCTACAGGTGACCGTGCATTGAGGCTTTCGGTATTGGACGTATGCGTACATGATGGCTGCCAAGAACAATCCGGGCAACAACAGTTTTGAGAATGTATTATTGCTGGAGGATCCATTATAAGCTCTAGGATTATTCTTATTATAATGAACACGCTTATTGCCGTCTTGAAATTTTCCACCGTTAGAAAACTTGTGGATATTATCTCCCGACTCTGTGGCGTGTTTCTGATTAGTTATAGTTAAAAAACTGAACAATGCAATTGCAAATACACCCACGACTATTGGCCAATACTTATTAGGTCTGGCGCCGATCTCATTAGTTCTTACCATAATGGTTGGTTTGCGGTCGATAGTCCGAATTCAACTCACCGTTAAACAGTGAAAGCATTAAACAAACGGGGATACGGACTATTAGCAGCTTTCTATGCCTCGTAAACGCAACACTTCTTAACTCTGGATCGGATAGTGCCGCACGATCCTCTTCTCTAATGAAAAGAGACACGGAATCGTATTCGTTGCCTTGAACGTCTTTAACCAAAGAACACTCTATTCCAACTTCTTTCAAATCCTCAATAGTAGCTTCGGTTAACGCTAAATTGATGTCTGTCTCAGGTGACGACCCTTCGAAATCTAATTTCTGCACTTCGTCCTCCTGGTCACAACCCTCAAAATCAAAACCCTGTTTACCGCAAAAATCCGCGGTGGCCTTTCCAAAACGTCTACTCTTAACAGAAGAGTAAATAACTGGAATCTGCAACCACTCTGGACTATCCGCAGTACGGGAGTTGCCTTGCGCTCTGTCACCAAATAGCACCACTACTTTCGCTTCTAGTATACGTTGCAGTAACAAAATTTCGCCGTTCTGCAATAACGTATACTCGTCTATTAACAAAACGTCGTACTTAATCGCCGTTCTCAACAACAATATTTCTTTAGCTGTATAACAAGCTGGCAACTGTGTAAAACGTATTTTGTGACGCTCGTTGGCCAATATAACAACGGAGTTCAAACCTGCTTCGGTTTGAATTTTTCTAAGCAAAGTGGTTTTTCCACTACCAGGTACGCCGGTAACACTTCCAGCAAGAAAAGACTGAGGTCTCCTTTTCTGTCGCAGGTGCTTAAGAACTGTTTCCGTTTCTGACTTGGTTAAATTACAGCCTTTATCCAACCTATCACTTAAGTATTTATCGAAGTCGGCCAGTAAGCCGGATTTCAAGAAATAATCTTCTGGATAGCGTTTTAACGGTTTTCCGGTTGCAACAAAACCACTTTCCTGACAAATTCGCGACACAACTTCAAGTTGCCTCTTACCTGCGTATCTGTCGGAACCTAGTTTGGAATCCACACCAGCTCCTTCTTTAACTGAAGTCTCCTGATCAACACGTTGTCGCTGTGACTTACCCCTCTCGCAAGTAGCTGCACGATCTTTCGCAACACTCTCGTGTGCCCCAAGACCGTCCACAACGTCTTCTTCTACTGACTTACGATTATCTTCCTTAGTTTTTTCTTCGGAGTTTTTCTTATCTAAGCGCCTGACCCCCTTTTTGTTAGTCCTGCGATTTAGATTTCTCTCCTTCTTCTGCAACTTCTCCTTTTCCATAAATAAGCAAAACGCAAAATAACATAAACTTATCGAATCTGTGTCAAGAAACGGCGATAAGAAAAGTTTTTGCTAGCTTGGGTTTTACTTTTGCGATACGAAACGAAAAACTTCAAATTGAGGTCCCGAAACCGAATAAAACAATCTTAAAGGTTCTCAGAACTTCTAGCAAGTCGATGCCAAATTGCGGTGACTTGTAAGAAGAAAAGGATACCTAAGAATAAATTATTCGAAATCAAAAATTTCAAATTGAAGAAACACGTCTAATAGTGTTTTTATTAAAATAATCCAAAGTATAAGGTACAAACAATTGGTTAAAACCGGCTGATATGTACCCATACAAGATTATTTATGATAAGTTTTTTCTAATTGGTCACAAGCGACCGGCAAGAAAAAAAAATACC